ATGCAAATGCATGATCTATTTTTTTAAATCTACCTTGTACATTAAGTTGCCAATAAACGTCAGCATCATATTGTTTGTCTTTTTCAAACTTTACTAAATGCCAGTTTGGTAGATCAAATTTTATTGGAAAACTTTTTGCTCTCGAATGATGGCTAAATGCAATTAATTTCATCTATCAAAACATAACCCATATTCACGTAAGAAGTTTTGTTTCATATTACTATTAGCTCTAATAAATTTTGTTTGCTCTGCGTTATAATTTAACCCGTAATCAGCAAACATATCTATCCAGTATTGTTGTGTATTACAATTAACATGATGATGGCCTAGTTTACCAACTGGTGCATATGTCATTACAACATTTTTACATAATGCAAATGCTTGCATAAAATTGTCTACATATTTTTGTTCAACATGTTCAACAAATTCACAACTCCATCCTAAATCAAAGTACTCTTTATCAATAGTTGCAGGACCTTTTGTAAAGTCTTGTAGTATAAAAGCGTCTGGGGTTTTACGTTCTAGTCTAAAGTCACCGTCAATACCGTATGCATCATAGTCTCGATCAAGTGCATTGTATACCATACCGCCGACACCACAACCAATATCTAAAAAAGAACTACAACCTTTTACTTTATAATGATCTAATACAAATGTATCAATATGTGTGCGCCAATTGTGTCCTCCTAGGTGAGGAGCGCCTTTTGGCGAATGTTGTACTCGTTTATTTCTTATTCCGCTCATAGGCTTGCATCTTCCATACCTGCTACTCTAAGTTTGACAACGTTTGTTATCTGCCACTGTTTTTGATCAAGTCCTTTAAGTAGACCCAACCATTTGTTACGCATTAGTGCAAATTCATTGATAATCTTTTCGTAGTCAACAACGTCTGCCTCACCGTCTACGTATTTTTCAACGTCACGGCTTGACAGAGCTCGTTGATAGTTTTCAAGATATTTCTTAAAGTACGAACTACGCAATCTACGTAATTCAATATTTAAATAGTGTAGTATAGCTTCAATCTCTTGTAACTGATTAAAGCGATGCTCAACAATGCCGGGCATTTCTGCCGCGGCACGTTCAACATTACCTTTGAGCTTTACTTCTTGACGAGCATTAACTAACTCGCTTTCAAAGAACGCTACAGCATCAGGTATCTTACTTACATCACGTGAGACTTCGCTATACCACCCCATTAGTCTTCATCTTCCCATGGATCATCTTCTGCAAAATTTTCTTCTTCTACATCTAAAAAATAATTAATTGCAGCATCTAAATGATTATCACTACCTAACACCGAAGTTAGTGTGTGATCATCTACTCCGTAATCAGCTAACATATCTACATAGCGTTCTGCCGCAACCTCAATATTTTTTTTATCGACATATTCTTTAAATAAAGTCCATATGTCAACAATTTGACCTTCGTCCATAGTTTACTCCTCGATTAATTCATGTTCGGCTACAACAACTTCGTCGTCGTCATCCGCGGTATTTACCACAGGTGCTAACTTTTCATTGTATTCTGACATGATCATATCCATCTTAGATGGTTCCATCCAAGCCTTACGATAATCAAGATGTTCTTCTCCAGCTAGATCGATATACTTGAGTCTATTGCCTTGCTTCTCTAACAAGCCTTTTTTCTCAAATAATTCAATAAGACCACTGTAAGGATTCATACCTGTTTCATATGGAATCTTTACTTGTACACCTTCGAACGGTTTTGCATAACGAGTTTTCATTACTTTACAACCTGCTCTAATACCACGTACTTCACTGATCTTATTACCAGCTTCGTCTTCTTTAAGTTTCATTTTCTTCATTGCAACAACAATACTTGATGCATAAACAAAACCTTGTCCACCACTGATCTTGTCATCTGGATCAAACATATCTTGTGATGCGTATGTATGGTTAGTACATACTAGTCCTACATTAAGTGAACCAATCATGTTAACTGTGTTACGAACAAGTGCGGTCAATTGCTTAGGCTTACGACCCATATCACCTTTCATATCACCCTTACTAAACTGATCTACGTCTGTAGGTGTTAACAACATACCTAAAGAGTCAACCACAAACAATACTTTTGGTCTGTCTTCTTCAGCCATTGCTTTATAGTCTGCTACAAATGTTGATACTGTTTTAGCAACATCATCAATCATACTCATGTTAAGTTTTAGTAGTTTTTCTTCTGACGTGTCTACATCTAATGCTTGTAGCCACGATTCATCAAGTGCGTTCTCTGAGTCAATTAGTACTACAAAGATGCCTTGATCTTGTGCGTGTTTTACGATGTTACCTGAACAGAAATAACTTTTACCTGCTCCTGATTCACCTGCAAACACAGTTACCTTACCTAGCGGAACACCTTTGTGAAAGTCGCCACTAATAAGATAGTTAAGTGCATACGAGCCTGTACTAATCCAATCTGTTGGATCATTAAAGCCACTACTCATGCCTGAGATGCTTTTAGTCAAGTCCTTACGGAACTTACTAACGTCAAATGATTTAGCCATAGTTTCTCCTTGTTAAAATTTAGTAGGGGATCTCTCCCCTACTCACTTTGTTTATTTTATGATTGACGTGCTCTAATCATTGCAAGTATATCTGATCCATCACCTGCTGGTGCAGCTGTTGCTGCTTCTGCGACTGGAGCCGCTTCTGGTGCTGGAGTCGGTGCTACTGGTGCAGCCTCTGCAACTGGTTTAGGGTCAGCTGTCATTGATGTTGCTGTACCATTAGTTGATGATTTGTTCGGATCACCAGTACGTGCAGCCATTCCGCTTGGACGGAAATAATTGCTCCAACGATCTGGATCATACGCTTCACCATCTACTGATGCTTCAAACATCTCTTGCATAATTTTAACTTCGATTTCACCTGGCTTCTTAGGAAGGAAGTCATTAAGATTAAACAGTCCATGTGTATTAACTGCATTCATCTCGGCATCACTTAATGGACGCTCTCTACGTGCCCAATTACTTGTGCCGTAGTCAGCATATCCGCCTTTTGAAGTTTTATTAAGACGGAAGTCTACACCAGCAGTATAATCTGTTGGTAATTCTTCCATATCAGGATCCATAAGTGCCTGCTTAATAATTTGGAAAATTTGTGGACCAATAATAAAGCGTCTGATTGGATTTTCAGGTGCCTCATCATCTGCCAGTGGATTATCTGTTACAAATCCTTGGAAGATATATGAACGTTTCTTCCAATATTTACGACCCATGTCTTCTAGACTTGGATCTTTAAACCAACCACGTACCTCTTGTAAGATACCACAGCTGTCACCATACATTTCCATACATGGTACTTGTACCTGTACTGGACGTGAACTTGTGTCACCTTTTACTCCACTAAATGGAAGTTTGATCATCAAACGTTCTTTCCAAAAGAACGTATTATCCTGATCGCTGTCAGGTAAAAAACGCATCGTTGCCGACTCGCCTTCTTTGATGTTCCAGAATGGGTAGATTGGGTTTGGACCTTGTGGTCCTCGGTTTCCGCCAGTATTGGCTTCTTGCTCTTTAAGTTTAGCTCTAATTTCTGCTAATGATGCCATAGTTTTGCCTCCTATATGTTATGCCTATGTGCTTTGTGCCTATTTGTTTGTAGCACAGTTTATATTATATACTGGTTTACAAACAATGTCAAGTCTTTTTTTAAAGAAAAAACATAAAAACTTATAGTAGGACTTATAGTCCTGCTAATTTCATTAATCTATCGCCTAGTTCTCTTATTTCTTGAGCCTCTGTTTTCTTTTCAGCTTTGCTGTACTTGTCTTTTAATGCGCCAAGTTCTTGTTGACTTGCACCTTCACGACCTGCTTTTGCTGCTTTGTCCATGTATTCTTTACCGTGCTTTTTAACACCTGTGTAATATTGTAAGCCTGATCCTTCACCAATTTCTTCATCTTGCTCGATTGTAGGCTCCATTACAGTGCCTTCTGGTTCTTCGTCTATCATTGGTTCTTGTACAGGTTGTGCATACTGTTCAAAAGTTGCTTGTATTCGCTCAATAAATTGTTTTGCTGGCTCAATATACTGTTCACCGTAATCTTTTTCAATTGCTGTTAATACTGCTGTTTCGCCTTTTGGAAATGTTCCTTGCTCTCTGTCAAACAACGATAGTACAAATTCACTTACTGGAATTTGTTGATCTTTTTCAAGTGTAATCTCATCACCGTCTGGCCCATCAATTTTGTCGCCTTTTTTCTTGCCATTCATTTTGGCTTTCTTTACAGCGTGTGCATATGCATTGCCTTCTGTTTCATCTTCGTTCATTTTGTTCTTTTCGTGACAGTCACAATGCTCGCAATCTGGTCCACATTTGCATTCTGTTACAGGTTTACCGCAACACGCTTCTGGACACATTTCTTCTTTTGCTTCTGCAAACTGCCCCATCATGTCTTCAAAACTGTTTTCAATTTCTTCACCGTACTTGTCAAAACTTCCTGGTAAGCCACGAGTTGATCCATCAGGTCCTGATCCCATAAAGTAAGGCATTTGTATAACCATACCAGGTTGTATCATTGCTGGATCTGTAATATCTGGATTTTCATCCATAATTGCTTGTAGTGCGTCATCTCTTCCATGACCTTGAAAGTTAGCATTTTTAAATTTCATATAGATGCTGTATAGTGTATCGCCAGGTGCAACTTTATATGTTTCTGCCGGTGCGCCGACTTCAACATCGTCAATTGGTGCTTCAGTTGCTGTTAATTGGTTAAAGACATCCTTGTATTTTGCATCTTTCCAACTTTTATATGTATCAGCAAAGGGCGAATTTACAATTTCTTTACCTAACAAATCGTAAACATCAGTACCCATATTAATATCTGCTGCTTTAATAATTGGTCTTGCCCATGCTATAAATTGTTTTTTTGCCTTATCATCTAATGATTTTGCCCAAGATTCTACATCTTCGACTACTTGTTGACTTTCACCTAATAAATCATTAGGTTCTATTTGTGTTGCTTTTGTTGCTTCACTTACTAATTTATATATGTAAGGAAATACATCTTTTAATTCTTCGTTAAATTGTCTAATAGTTAATTGGTCTACCCAATTCTCTGCAACATCGCTAGGCACATCTTCCATCATCGGCTTTTCGTATGCGGCAATAGTTTCTGCATAAAACTTTGGCTTTTGTAATGACTCAATAGTTTTTCTAACTGTAGTAATTCTTTCTTTAACAACATCCATATATCCTGACAGGCTTTCTGCCATTACAGCTGAACGACCCATGTAAGATTTAAACTTGCGGAGTTTATTCATCTCTTCACTTAGGCCTACAATATGTGTTCCAAAATCATCAAATGGTTTACCACCTTCAGCAACGTGTCTTGCCATTGCTCTAGCACCAGTTAGGTGTTTGTATGGATATAAAAAGCGTTCGCCGTCTGCACTTTCAATATATATTTTTCCAATATTTCTTGTGCGTGTTTTACCAAGCTCTGGGTTTACACTTTCTGTGTGCTTGATAACTATTCTAGCACTATCTACATTTTGGTAACTAAGTTTATTAGTTCCATACATCTTTGATTCACTCATTGTGTTGTCTCCGCGGTTTGCTGCCAAGAATTCATAATCTCGACGATCTAAATTGGACTTATTAATATTACGTGTATCAAACTTCATTAAACGTTTTTTACTAAACTGTCTAAGTTCTTTTAAAAAATCGTACCAATTTTGTTGTGTTAACTCGTCTTGCTCACCAACAAAATTATCACTATACATAACTTCAATTGCTTCATCAGTTATGCTAACACTAACTTTTCCTAAACTTGTATCACCTTCTTTGTAATCAAAGTCAAAGTAACGAGCATCTTTTGGTACATTTGTTACTTTACCATCTACATTACCTATAGTGACACTAGGAAAACGTCCACGTATCTTATTAAAAAGTTCTTCTGATATTAGATCTAAATTTTTCATTGTATTGTATTTATCAATAGTTGCTGCTTATGAAGATAGGCATTGGTGCTTCGTAGTCATCAATTTCTTCTGCTTGTGTAAATGTATTATAAATTCTCGGATCCCAATCTTTAAGAACTGCCATCATTCTAATAGCAAGTAGTGTTGCACTTATAAGATCATCCGTTTGTCCTAGCTTTGCATTATAACTAGATCCTGTTGCTACATAGTTTTTTAGCTCAGATAAGAAGGGCTTTGAATGGACAGTCATTTTATCGTTTTCAATCATAGTCTTTAATCTACTACATGCTGAAATTTTAGTACCATGTGTAGTATTAAATCCTTTTCTAAACTTACGTACATGTCCTTTGCGTATAGGTTCACTTACAAATAGTCCGGGTATATTTTCTTCACCAAAGTCATTTATAACAAGGAGTGCTGCTTCGCCAATTCCGTTATTTTCTACACTCCAATATAATCCATTTGCATTTCCAGTTTCTTGTTGTATATAATTACAAATATCTGAAAGCACTCTAATTTGTCCAGGAATTGCTGTAGTATTATGTTGCCATTCTGCTACTTGTTCATAACTAGGTAATTCAAAAACTTCAATAGCTGCATTATCTCCTCCTGTGCCCATTGACGGATCAAGAGCAACAGCATATGTAAACTCTGATGTAGGCTTTTTATACCAACGTGTTTGCCCCATATTAACCAATGGATTATTGCCTTCCATTGCAGCCAACTTAATAGAATTAATTAATGTTTCATCAAATACTAAAAACTCACAATCATACTCACGTCTAAAACGTTCTTCGCCAATACGGCCTAATTCTTCAACTTTCCATTCGTCGTTTCTATCAGGATGTTCGTTCCAATAACTTCTAAAACTATGAAATCCGTTTGCACCAACTTCTTGCTCATTGCCGTGATCATCAAATTTATCTTCTGCTTGTTTCCAAATAGTAGCAAACGTATCTTCATCTGAGTTAGGTGTGCTAGTAATAATAGCACGACCACCTGTTGCAAGTGTAGGAGATATCGATGTCCAAAAGTCTGTGGCAACATTAGGTTGTACAAATGCAAACTCATCACAGTATAGTAATGATATACTCATACCACGTCCTGTGTTACCTGTTGTAGTAGCACTAACAATACGTGATCCATTTTCAAATTCAATTGATCCTTTGTTATAATTTGTGACACCTGCTCTAATATGATCAGGACATAATTCATATACATATCTAATACGTTGCATAATTTCTTGTGCGCCTGTGTATTTGTGCGCCGCAATAAGAATAGTTTGATCTGGGCTAAACATAGCATACCAACACAAATAAATCGCCGCACAGGTAGTTTTGCCTGTTTGTCTAGGCATCATATTAATGTTAAATCGATGATTGTGATAACTGTGCATCAAACGTAGTTGGTATTCATACGGATCAAATAACAGCTTTCCTTTTACAGGATGCTGTATGTATGCAAACTTACGAGCAAAGTATAAGTACCCGTTTTTTGGATCCATACATTTTTGTAGATCTTCAACTTGTTCGTTTGTAAATGTTTCTTGTTTATTGGCTTTCTTAATTAAGACGCCGTCTAATGATGTACTCATGTAAGTATTTAACCTATTATATCGTCATAGTATCCTGTATCGAACCTAAGATCAAACAACTTGCGTTTGTCTTGTTGTATTAGTACAGGTACAGGTGATGCATTAGGACCATTAGTTGGTTCACTCCATAACCATTCATATGTTCCGTCATCAATTTTTTTGTGTAATTTTTTTAATCGTCTGCGATTATAGTTTGGACAAATGTAAACAATGGCCTGGTTGTTGCCTAGTGGCTCAATCTCTCCAGACCATTGTGTAATTTTTAATTCGCCTTTTTTAAGAGCAGCACCGCTCCAAGGACATACAGGTTTAATGTGTTGGAAATATTCTTCCCAATTAACCTCTTGACTTCTTACCACGACTCTTTTTACCTCTAGAGCCCTCAGTTGTCTTTTTATCCTTGCCACGTGATGCCATTAACTTATTACCACGTGATGCATTTAATTTTTCGCCACGTGACGCTTTTAATGTTTTACCACGTCCACGACCCTCAGCTGTCATCTTTTCGTTTAATGCTGCCCAAAGCTGTTCTTTAATTGATGTTTCTACAGCCATTGCATTGTCGCCGTCTTGTGCAGCTGCGTATGCTTTCTTCTCACGGTTTAATCCACCACTTAAATCTTTAGTCATTGTTTGTGTATCAGCATATGATTCGTCTGGGCTATTATCCCAATCTTCTTCTACGCCTTCTTCATCCATTCCACATGGAGAATCACTACTTGGTGGTTCCATTAATCTCATTTTAGATACCATGTCGTCATGTCCGTCATGGTCTAAGTCAAATGCTGCTCCGCCTGGTACTGATCTAACAGGTGAATCCATAGACATTGCTGGTTCTGCATTTGTCATGCCTGCATTTTTAAGGATACCAGCTAATTCAGCAACCTCTGCTGCGCTATCACCATTAATTGAAATATTCATTGATGCTTCTTTGATTGCTTTTTTCATATTGTTGTCCTTACTTGCGTTTTGTTGTGTTGCACCTGCATCGTCTGGTCTACCAGTTGATGGTGGAACTTCTTTCTTAACTTGTGGAGTTACTCCAGTTGCTTTATTGTGTGCGTCAATAACAGCTTGAAACTTTGGTCTTCCTTTATCTGCAATTTTTTTAATTGAAGCAACTTTTGGCGCAGGAAGTAATCCTACTTGTGCAATAGCTAGTGCAGCTTTTAAATCTGCTCCTTTTGCTCCTGCTGGTTTACCATCTGATCCTGTAAAAATATATGAACTTCCGTCTGGACGATATAATCCTTTTAAGCCTAAGTTTTGTGCACCTTTTGCAATTACATATCTACTTCTATAATCAGCTGTGCTTAATAATTGCATTGCTTTAGTGCCTAATTTTTTCAAAACATTAGCGTCTTTGGCAGCATCTTCTGGTTCTAATGCTTCTGCATCTTTAACAATTTTTTCAAATTGTTGCATTGTCATACCTTTTTTAAATTGACCTGCTAGGCTATCAAGTGTTACTTGTGGAACCTGGCCTTTTGTATCTAATCTACTTGTAGGTGTTCCTTGTTTAGTTGGTGCGTTACCTAAATCATCACTATCATTTTGTGCAGCTTGTTTTTTAGCTGGCTCATCAACTAGTTTTAAATATCTGTTTAATGCATTTGTAATTTTTTCATCGTCCATTCCCGGAAGACCAACGTGTCCTTGGACTTTATCATGTAATGCTTTTAGTTCAGCCATTTCAGCTTGTGTAAGCTGTTCATTTAATTTTGATTCTACTAGTGTAATTAAGTCACGGAAATCATAACTAGCAACTACTTTACCTTGTGTAGCATTAGGTGTACCTGCATTGACTTGTCCACCTTCAAGTTTATTTAATAGTTCAATATAACGATCTACATCTGCATTAGGTTGTGCTGTGTCAATATCTTGTTGTTGATTTTTTGGATCCATCGCATCATCGCCACCGCTCTGGCCTGCTCCTGCATCTTTTTCAGCATCAGTCCTTCCGTCATCTGCTGTATCTGCACCTACTGAGGCACCACCGTCGTCCTTGCTTGGTCCAGCTCCATCTCCAGCTCCAGCTTCGCCCCTGCCTGGTCCAGGTCCTGGTTCCTCACCTGTAATAGCTTTTTTAATTGCCGCAAGTGTGTCTGTACCTGCTTGACCGTCTACACTTAACCCATTTGCTTTTTGGAATTGTTGTACAGCTTTATATGTACCATTACCGTACTTGCCATCAATACCATTTGGATCAAATCCTAAACGTGATAGTTCAGTTTGTAGTTTTTTAATTTCAGGCATTGCTTTTTTGCCGCCTTCATTATAACGTGTCATTAAATCTTTTGTATTTACAGGCTCTGCTTGTGGTTCTGCTTCAGCGTTTGGATTATTATCTTGTCCAGTAGATGTAGTTCTTTCTTGACCACCATCTGTGTTTGGATTATTATCTTG